ATATTCCTAAATCTGCTGTGTCAGAAAGCGGTATTTACCATACACTCAGTGGGAAACTAAAGTTCTCTGAAAGAGATTGGTTGAAAAATGATATATGTGATTGTCGTCTCATTAATGACCATGGAAGATGGTATCTTTCTGTACCTNACTTTAGTGAAGATGGACGATTTGGATGGCTCGGCATACATTCCTTTGACAGAATACTAACTCTGAACCTTAAGCGTGACAAATTGCTTAGCAGGTTAGCACTCACAAAGGATAAGAGACAGAAAGGTAAGTTAAAGCGTACACTTAACAGAACGTATCATAGAATACAGGACTTGGTAGATGAGTTGCACTGGC